GGTGGCCCTGTTGCTGTTGTTGCCGCAGGTCAGGGCGAGCAACAGCAACAGCAACACCCCGGCGGGGAGGGGTTCGTGGTCCTGCCCGATCCGGCTGGCAATCCGCACCGTCATGAGGTTCGGTGGGTTGCCGATCTCGTCCGCAAGGCTTCCTGAACGCGCCCGTCCTGGGTACTGCCCGGGGCGGGCGCACTACGAGAGGATTCACCCCATGACCGACCCGCTCGCGCACGCCGCCCAACTCGCCCTCCTCAGCCATCAGCTCATCGGCGAAGGCAAGCCGTGGTCCGGCAGCACCTTCGGTGACGACGGCATGAAGACCCTCGCCATGGCCGCCACCGGCGCGCTCAGCATGGCTACGTTCCTCGAAGGCATCCAGCAAGCCGGGGACCCGCAGAAGATGTTGCACGAGATCCTCGCCATGACGTGGGCGGCCGGGTTCAAGACCGGCTCCATGCATGCCGAAGCCGTTGACCGCTGAACGCGCCCGCCCCGGATACCTCCCGGGGCGGGCCCGGCTGCGAGAGGATGACCCCATGGACCAGCCGACACCGCCGCCCGCCGGGTGGACGTTCATCATCCACGGCACCCAACGCATCCCCGTCCACTGCCGGGGCATGGCCGACGACCTGGACCTCGGCTTGTGGGAGTGCCGGCGGTGCGAGTCGCAGACCCATGTGCGGGATATCCCGGGCTGGCACGACAGCATCACGAGAGGATGACCGGTATGAGCGAGCAGCACTTCCCTGGCTTCGATCACGTCACCTTGCGCGCAGTCGTTGAGATCAACGGTCGCAGGTGCCAGGCCACCACGACCGCCGACGTGCGCCACTGGAACGAGAACCCGCAGTACCAGGACCACATGAAGGCCGAGACGCTGCGGGGTCTCGCCGAGGCGATCGTCAAGGATCTGGCGCCCGAGGTGACCGTGACCATGCCCGCGCCCACCCTGCACGAGGCTCTCACCGAAGCGCTGCGGCCCTACGACTACCCGCAGGAGTACTGATGGCCGCTGATCTGGTGGCGTTCCTGCGGGCTCGCCTCGACGAAGACGAGCAGGTGGCACGGACGGCCGAGGCTGAGACCAGCGCGGTGTGGACTGCCTACAGCGAGTCCGTTGACGAGGAAGGAGGCGGGGCAGTAGCTACCGGCAGCTACGGATACTTCGGCGATCAGCGACACCACATCGCCCGGCATGATCCAGCGCGGGTCCTGGCCGAGGTCGACGCCAAACGGGACGTCATACGCCTCGCTGAACGCGCCCATGACTACCACGCGACCTTCGTGAGCGGTTTCGCCGCCGCCATGGAAGACGCGCTCCGCAAGTTCGCCCTGGCGTACGCCGATCACCCCGACTACAAGCCCGAGTGGGCACCCGACGCCTGACCGTGACCGAACCCCCGACCGGCCAACAGCCGCTCCTGCCAGCCCCGGCACAGGAGCGGCTCGCCGTACGCGTCCCATGCGCAGGCTGCGGCCGACCACTGCACGACCCCGTGTCCCGCATGCTCAGGCGCGGACCCGAATGCCGCAAGCCCGAGCAGCCGACGCGACGTCACGACGTCGAGCAGGACCACCTACCCGGCCTCTGACAACCCCGAGCCAGGTCAACGCTCGTCGGGCTTCCTCCGCCACCCGAGCACCTGACCGGCGACCATCACCGCCACGCCCAGCACCAGCAGCACCACCGCCGCGTCCTGCCGACCGCTCACAACGTCCGTGCACAACACCCCGGTCAGACCGTCCACCCCGCTATCAGGGAAGAACGCACTCCCGCAGTCACCATCCGGCAGCACCCCGTAAACCACCCCGGCCACGGCCAACAGCCGCCCGGACCACCGCAACGCCGTCGACACCCGCACCACATCAGACATGCCCGGCAGCATCCCAGCCCCCACGCCCACCGGCAGCCGCCTCAGCAGAATCGTGACCCACCCGCGTCCCGCCTGCCTGCCACCCTCAACTCGGGTGCGGCAAACGGCGCGCAGAAGGCCCCCGACGCGCGCCACCCCTCAGCCCCCGGAACCACGGCTCGGACTCCGGGGGCTGACCCATGCCCGCCCTACCGTGACCGGCAGAAAGGGGCCACCATGACCAACACCGACGATCCCCACGACCGAGCCCGAGGCGGCGACGGCAAGTTCACCCGCAGCCTGGACACCGCCGAACGCGACGCCGAAGCCGCCCGGATGCGCTCCCGGGGCCACACCTACCAGCAGATCGCGGACCAGCTCGGGTTCAGCAACAAGGGAACCGCCTACGCGGCCGTACACCGGGCCATGGCCGAAGTCGTCGCCGAGCCGGCCGCCGAGGCCGTGCAGTTCGAGCTGGACCGCCTCGACCAGATGCACCAGGCCGCGCTGAAGGTGCTGGAAGGGCATCACGTCACCGTCTCGAACGGCAAGGTCGTCACCCTCGACGACGTGCCGCTGCAGGACGACGGGCCGGTGCTCGCCGCGATCGACCGGCTCGTCCGCATCTCCGAGTCCCGCCGCAAGCTCCTCGGCCTGGACAGCCCGGTGAAGACCCAGATCAGCGGCGGACTCACGTACGAGGTCGTCGGCATCGACCCCGCACAGCTGACGTAGCGGTCGCGGCGTCTGAGGCTGTCACGGCCGCACTGCACTCTGCCGATATGACCGACAACCAGAAGAACCCTCTGGCCGCATCAGGTCTGACGCTGATGCAGAACATCAGACGCATCAGGCAGGGGCGGCGGCTCACGTACGTCGACCTGTCCGACCGGCTGACTGACGTTGGCCGGCGCGTCCCTGTTCTCGGGCTGGCGCGCATTGAGCGTGGCGAGCGGCGGGTCGACGTGGATGACCTGGTGGCGCTTGCCGTGGCGCTCCGAGTGTCCCCGCTGGCGCTGCTCCTGCCATGGGCAGATGACCAGGACACGTACGTCGAGATCACCGGCGCCAAGGTTGCCCCGGCTGGCGCTGTGTGGGCGTGGGCAGACGGGCAGCAGCCGCTCACCGTCTCCGCCACCGACCCCGACGGCGACGCCATCCGCTTCCAGCTCGACTCCCGCCCCGCATGGGCCCGGAGGCCCCAGTGACCGCCCGCGAGCAGATCCTGCACCGCCTTGCGATGACGGGCGGTGGCTACTCCAGCCCAGCCGATGACGCGAAGCTCCTCGACGAGTTCGCGCACGAGCTCGCCGAACGCATCCGCAACGTCCACATCACCGGCGAGGGCGAGCAGTGGAACTGGTGGGACGCCGCCACCATCCCGGACAGCTGTGCCGACCTGATCGACCCGAAGGAGCGCACCCCATGATCTTCGTCTGCTGGTTCCTCGCCGCCTGGTTCATGCTCAGCGCGACCATGGCCGTCTCCGCCGTCGGACAGCCCCGAAAGCCCATGACCAGCGGACAAGCCGCATTCATCGTGCTGCTCAACACCTGGTTCGCCTCCGGGCTGGCGCTCATCGCGCTCGGAGTCCTCCGGTGAGCGACAGCATCTCCGAGAGCAGCGGCGTAGTCCGTGTCGAGGCTGGCGAGCTCCGCCGCGTCGAGGTCCGACCCGGCGATCTATTCGTGCTGACGGTCGCACGCCAACTCGCGGATGCGGAGACCGCCGCAATCGGTGAGCAATGGCACGCGCTGGTCGGCGCCGACGTGCCGCTGATGATCGTAGAGGGCGGTGAACTGGCGGTGTTCCGACCAGCGGCTGCCGACCAGCCATGACCACCGCCGCCATGGTGCGCCGCTACCACCCGCGCGGCGCCGCACTCGAAGCCTTCCACTGCCGCGCCTCTGAGGTGCTGCTGAGCGGCCCCGCCGGCACCGGCAAGTCGCGGGGCTGCCTCGAGAAGCTCCACATGATGGCGCTCCTCAACCCCGGCATGCGGGGCCTGATCGTCCGTAAGACCCTCGCCAGCCTCGGCTCGACCGCGCTCGTCACCTGGCGCGAGCACGTGATCAAAGAGGCCCTCGACCAGGGCCTCGTCAAGTTCTACGGCGGCAGCCCACAGGAATCCCCGCAGTACAAGTACAGCAACGGCTCCGCCATCGCGGTCGGCGGCATGGACAAGGCCACCCGGATCATGTCGTCGGAGTACGACGTCGTGTACGTCCAGGAAGCCATCGAGCTCACGGAGACGGACTGGGAGGCCATCACCACCCGTCTCCGCAACGGCAAGGTCAGGGGCTTCCAGCAGCTCATCGCCGACTGCAACCCCGACGTGCCCACCCACTGGCTGAAGACCAGGGTGGATCGCGGCACAACCCTGATGATCCACTGCCGTCACGAGGACAACCCCATCCTCTTCAACGACGACGGCACCATCACCGAGCGCGGCGCCGACTACATCTCCAAACTCGACGCGCTCACCGGCGTCCGCTACCAACGCCTCCGCAAGGGCCTGTGGGTCGCCGCCGAGGGCCTGATCTACGAGGACTGGAACCCAGCCGTTCACCTCGTCGACCCGTTCACCATCCCCGCCAGCTGGACCCGCTGGTGGTGCATCGACTTCGGGTACACCAACCCGTTCGTCCTCCAGTGCTGGGCCGAGGACCCCGACGGGCGCTTGTACCTCTACAGGGAGATCTACAAGACGAAGACCCTCGTAGAAGACCACGCCAAGCACATCCTGCGGCTCGTCCAGAAGTGCGCCGACTGCTGCGACTCCGAGGCCAGCGACCACGACTGCCACACCTGCCCGAACTGCCGCCTCGAATGGACCGAGCCGAAGCCCCGCGCCATCATCTGCGACCACGACGCCGAAGACCGCGCCACCCTCGAACGCCACGTCGGCATGTCCACCAGCCCCGCCCACAAGACCGTCAAAGACGGCATCCAGGCGTTCGCCGCCCGCCTCCGCCCCGCCGGCGACGGACGCCCCCGGATCTTCATCGTCCGCGACGCCCTCGTCGAACGAGACCCGGCCCTCGAGGACGCCAAACGGCCGTGCTGCACAGCAGAAGAGGTCGTCGGGTACGTCTGGGACGCTGCCCCCGGGAAGACGCCGAAGGAGGTACCGGTGAAGGAGAACGATCACGGCATGGACGCTGGCAGGTACATCGTCGCCGAACGCGACCTCGGCGGCCGGCCCCGAATCCGGTTCATGTGACCGGCCTCATCGCCCGCGCGCGCGGCGCCCGAACCACCCTGCTCACCCTCGCCGGATTCAGCAGCCTCACCGCATCCGCCTGGGTCGCGTTCGGGCTGGCGGCCGGCCTCGCCGCGTCCGGCGTGTCCGCCCTGGTGCTGGAGTACCTGACCAGCGATGAGGAGTCCCGCCAGTGAAGTCACCCCTGCGGACGCTCCTCGCCAAGACCCCCGTGCCGTACACGTCCGGGACGACGAACCTGACCTTCCCCTCCATGATGCGGGGCGGCACAGAGGCCCAGATGCGCGCCATGGGCGCTGTCGGCACGGTCTTCTCCATCGTCAACAAGACTTCGGGGGCGACCTCGCAGGTTCACTGGATGCTCTACCGCAAGAAGGTCGACGGGCGCCGCCAGTACGCCGCCGGGGAACCTGTCGACAACCGGGTCGAGGTGATCCGGCACGCCGCACTCGACTTGTGGAACCGGCCGAACGCGTTCTACACGCGGCAGCGGTTCGTCGAGGCATCGACGCAGCACGTCGACCTGACCGGGGAGTCGTACTGGGTCGTCGGCCGAAACCCCCGCTCGAAGCTGCCGCTGGAACTGTGGCCGGTGCGCCCGGACCGCATCGAACCGGTCCCGCACCCGACGGACTTCCTCGCCGGGTACGTGTACACGGGGCCGGGCGGGGAGAAGGTGCCGCTGCAGGTGGACGAGGTCATTGCCTTGCAGATGCCGAACCCGCTTGACCCGTACCACGGGCTGGGGCCCGTTCAGTCGATCTTCGTGGATATCGACGCGTCCCGGTACACCGCCGAGTGGAACCGGAACTTCTTCATCAACGGGGCCCGGCCCGGCGGAATCATCGAGGTCGAAAAGCGCCTCGACGACACCGAGTTCAACGAGATGACGACCCGCTGGCGCGAGCAGCACCAGGGCGTCTCGGGTGCCCACCGTGTCGCGATCCTCGAGTCCGGCATGAAGTGGGTGGAGACGCGCCTCTCGCAGGACGACATGCAGTTCTCGGAGCTGCGGTCGATGAACCGGGAGATCATCCGGGAGGCGTTCGGCTTCCCGAAGCCGATGCTGGGCTCCTCCGACGACGTGAACCGGGCGAACGCGGAGGCCGCCGAAGTGGTGTTCGCGCGCTGGCTGCTGATCCCCCGTCTGGAGCGCATCAAGGAAGCGCTGAACACGCATCTGCTGCCGATGCTCGGCGCGACCGACGTGGAGTTCGACTACGTCAACCCGATCCCCGAGGACCGGGCGACCGACGCGATCGAGCTGACCGCCCGCTCCAACGCCGCGTTGACGCTCGTCAACGCCGGGTACGACGCCGCGCAGGTGCTGGAGACCGTCGGCCTGCCGGCGATGAAGCACGAGACGCCGCCAGTGCTGGCCCCGCCCGCGCCGAAGGAGCTTCCTCCGGCTGAAAGCCCGCCGTCCGCACGGTCGGTGTCCCTGTTCGACGTGGTGCGGGCACTGCCTGTGAACGGGCATGCGCGCCCTGAGCTGTCTCGCGCTCCGTCTACACAGTGATCCGGGAACGTCGAGGAGGCGGGATGGCGGAGAGGCTCAGGACCGCTCGGCCGCGGGCGCAACTGCGTCAGGGCCGAACCGACTGGTACAAGATCACGAACAGTGTGGCGGACGGACCGGCGACGGTCCACGTCTACGACGAGATTGGCTATTGGGGCGTCACCGCCCAGGACTTCATCTCGGAGCTGAAGGCCATCTCCGCGTCCGCCATCGACCTGCACATCAACTCGCCGGGCGGCGAGATCTTCGACGGCATCGCCATCATGAACGCCCTGCGCTCCCACCCCGCCAAGGTCACCACGTACGTCGACTCCCTCGCCGCGAGCATCGCGTCCGTCATCGCGATGGCCGGCGACCGGGTGGTGATGGCCCCTCACTCCCAGATGATGATCCACGACGGGTCGGGGCTGCAGGTCGGCAACGCCGCCGCGATGCGCGAGATGGCTGATCTCCTCGACCGGCAGTCGGACAACATCGCGTCGGTGTACGCCGAGAAGGCCGGCGGGACGGTCGCCGAGTGGCGGACGCGGATGACGGCGGAGACCTGGTACACGGCTGATGAGGCTGTTGCGGCTGGTCTGGCTGATGAGGTCAGTTCATCAACCCAGACTTCGCCGGACGACAATTCGCCGAAAAATTCTTGGGACCTGTCCGTCTTCGCCTACGCAGGCCGCTCCGAAGCACCCGCCCCGCCCGTGCCCGCGCTGGTTGCCAAGGCCCTGCCGGTGCACCACACCGCGACCGTTGACGAGCCGTGGGACGGCCCGGCGGCCGTCGCTGCGATGCCCAACGACGCCACGGTGCTGCACTACTGCTTCGCGTGGCAGGACTCCGCGAGCGACGACGACAGCACGGCCGACGACCCGGACGGCGACCCCGACGACGAGAAGTCGTCGTACAAGTTCCCGCACCACAAGACCAAGGGCGGACCCGCCAACTTGGCGGCGTGCCGCGACGGCCTCGCGCGCCTCGAAGGATCGTCCATCCCCGACGGTGACAAGCCCGGCGTGAAGGCCCACCTGCAGGCCCACCTCGACGACGCCGAGAAGAACGACGACGACGGCGAAGGCGATGGCAAGCCGTCCGACGCCGCCACGGTCGAGCTGACCGACTGGGACCCGACCGTGTTCCGCGCCGCGATGGCCCGGGCGTCCGGTGAACTCCCTGACGGGTACTCCGACGTGTTCCGCAACGCCGTGCACACGTCGGCGGCTGACGCCCCGGCAGTCCCGGCCCCGACTGTGACGCCCGTCGCGGTCGAGCCGGGCTGGGCGCCACCCGCCGAGCCCGCACCCGAACCGGAGCGCAACACCCTCGCGGAGATCTTCCGCGCCGCGCTCACCGACGTCGCCAACCACGCCGCCGCACCGACCGCGCCACCCCCGGCCGCCCAGCCGGACCCCGAACCGTTCGATCCCACAGTGGTGACTCGCGCCCTGAGAGAAGAGGTACGTCGATGAAGACCCTGACCCGTGGGCAGCGATCCCTGCTGGCTGCCCGAGGATTCCGCCCGTGCGACGTGGGTCGCACCTTCAACCGGGCCGTTGACCCGGAGCGCATCGCGATTCCGGACAGCCCCGCCGCGATGGAGGAGCTCCTCGCCGACCCGCAGCGCATGCAGAAGGTCTTCCAGGACAAGGACTCGTTCGGGGAGCTGGTCTCCAAGTACGCCCGCACGGTCCTCGACAAGGACCAGGAGATCGCCACGCAGGTCCGCGAGGAGACCCAGCGGGTCCTGTCGGACTGGCTGCGGGAAGAGCAGCCGGAGCGCGTCGAGCGGCTGAACATGGCCATGTCCTCGCAGCCTGTCGCGTCGATCGCGCAGCAGAAGGCGGGCCTGTACAACCCGCGGGCGATGGGCGCGAAGATCGACAAGGAGTTCGCGAACTCCGCAGAGTACTTCCAGGCGATCTGGCACGGCGCGAACCGCGATGCGCCGCTGCAGGCGAAGCTCGGCCGCCTCAAGAACTCCTTCGACTCGACTGTCCCCAGCGAGGGCGGGTTCCTGATCCCGGAGACGCTCCGCGCGGAGATCCTCCGGGTGTCCCTGGAGAAGTCCGTGGTCCGCTCGCGGGCCCGGGTCATCCCGATGGAGACCCTCCGCGTGCCGTTCCCCAGCATCGACGTCACCTCCAACGTCTCCAGCGTGTACGGCGGCATCGTCGGGTACTGGACGGAGGAGGGCGGCGCCCTCACCACCTCACAGGCCAGCTTCGGCAGGGTCGTCCTCGACGCGAAGAAGCTCACCGCGTACACCGAGGTCCCCAACGAGCTGATCTCCGACAGCATCACCTCGTTCCAGGTCTTCATCGACCAGTACTTCCCCGAGGCCCTCGCCTTCTACGAGGACGACGCGTTCATCAACGGCAACGGCGTCGGCATGCCGCTCGGCTTCCTCAACTCCGGCAACGGCGCGCAGGTCCAGGTCGCCAAGGAGACCAACCAGCCTGCAGGCACCATCGTCTGGGAGAACATCGTCAAGATGTACTCGCGGATGCTGCCGGCGTCGCTCGCGACTGCGGTGTGGGTGTGCTCCATCGACACGTTCCCGGAGCTCGCCACGATGGCGCTGTCGGTCGGCACCGGCGGTTCGGCGATCTGGCTGAACAACGGCCAGGAGGGCCCGCCGATGACGATCCTCGGCCGGCCGGTCATCTTCACGGAGAAGGCCCCGACGCTCGGCTCGGTCGGCGACGTGAACTTCGTCGACCTCGGCTACTACCTGGTCGGCGACCGGCAGGTCATGAGCTCGATGAGCTCGCCGCACTTCAAGTTCCAGAACGACCAGACCGCGTTCCGCATCATCGAGCGCGTCGACGGCCGCCCGTGGATCCAGTCCGCGATCACCCCCCGCAACAACAGCGCCAACACGCTGTCCCCGTTCGTCGCAATCGCGGCACGGTAACCGCCAGCCCCGGCCAGCACTAACCCCCTGGCCGGGGCCGTCCAGCGCGGCAATAACCCCCCGCCCGGAAAGGCACTCACATGCGCGCACTCGGCAGGCTCTTCGATATCAACACCGGCTTCGCCCCGGTCGACACCCAGACGGGAGCGAACACCGGCCTGCGCGTCAAGCTGACCCGGGCCCAGGGCTGCACCTTCGTCTACTTCAAGGCCGCAGGCACCGGCACCGACGTGTCCGTCCTCACCCTGCAGGAGCACAACGCTTCGACGGGCGGCACCAGCCAGAACCTCGCGAAGATCGACACGGTGTTCAAGAAGGTCGCCACGACCCTCGACGGCTCCGAGACCTGGACCAAGGTCACCCAGGCCGCCGGCGCCACCTTCACCACCACCAGCGAAGCCACGAAGCAGGGCCTGTACGTCATCCACATCGACGGTGCCCAGCTGTCCGACACGTTCACCCACTTGTCGATGAGCGTCGCCGACACCGGCTCCGCCGGCACCCAGCCCGCCTCGATGCTCTACTTCCTGACCGACCTCGACGTGCAGCGCGCGCCGAACAACCTCGCCAACCTGCTCAACGGCTGACAGGAGGACTTCCCATGACTGTCATCATCCAGGGCAACCAGCTGCGAACTCTCCTGTTCGGCACGGTTGTCAGCAAGGCGTACCCCACTCTCGCGGTGGAGACGAAGACGCTGTTCACCGTCAGCGGCAAGGTGATGATCACGTCCATCGTGGGCGAGGTCACCACCGCGATCACCGTCGCGAACACCGTCAAGCTGCAGGCCAACCCCACCACGGGCACAGTCGGCGACCTGTGCGCCGCCACCGACCTCGGCACCACCGACACCCCCGCTGGTGACCTCATCTCCTTCCAGGGGCTCAAGGGCGACAGCATCGTCTTCGGTGTCGGTGCGACGCCGACGCTCAAGCAGCCGATCATCGTCGCCGCAGGCACCATCGAGCAGGTCACGGCGACCGGCGCGGACGGCGGCATCACGTGGACGCTCACGTACGTGCCGCTCGACGACAACGCCGCAATCACGGCGGCCTGACCCCATGGCCAGGTGGCGGTGCGGGGGCCGGGACGGCTGCGGGACGGTCTACGCCCTGAAGCTGTCCCGGTGCCCGCGCTGCCATGGCAGCAGCTTCGAGGAGGACGAGAGCATGGCGAAGATCAGCCGCCACGGCGGCCCCACCAACGCGGCGGCCGGGCCGGGCGATCCCGGGCACATGCCTCCGCCCAAGGCCGAGGAGATCGCGGAGGGACCGGCAGCCGTGCCGGTCGGCGAGCCGGGCCCGGAGGTCGTCGACTTCCCCGACGACACCCCTGCCGAACTCCCTGACATGCCGGCCGCGCCCACGGACGACGCCACCGACCCGGAGCCGGAGTCACCGACCGCAGACGCCCCGACCCGCCGACGCGGCCGCCGGATGGGCACAGGCGAGTCGGCATGAGCCTGTGGACATGCCTGGCCTGCACCACCCGGTACGCGGTCGGAATGCCCGCATGCCCGCACTGCACGAGCGTCGACCACACCGACGACCCGGACGGCCTCCGACCCGAAGCCGCCACCATCCCCGCGCCGCCTCCTGCTAAGGCCAGCATCGTCAAGACGCCCAGCGGCAGCGACTGATGAGCTGGTACCAGCTGGTCAGCATCCTGCAGGAGGCTGCCAGCGAGGATGCCCTCCAGCGAGCCCAGCGACCGTGGGCTTGCCCCAACGACGGGGAACCGCTCACCGAGGGCCCCAACGGTCAGCTCCTGTGCCGCTACGACGGCTGGGAATACCCGCGCGACTGGACACCTGGACAAGCCCCCGGCTAACACCCCCAGCAGCCCCGGAGAGGAGGAACCCGCACATGACCGCAGTGGGCTACGTCAGCACCGCCGGCGACGCACGCAAGGTCAGCAAGACCGGCGACACGATGACCGGCGAGCTCACCCTGCCGGACTCCTCCCCGGACACGGCGCTCGCAGCCGCCAGCAGGGGCTACGTCGACGCCCAGGTCGCCACCGCCCGAGTCACCACCTCCCAGACGTACCTCACCCCCGAGAACGTCGTGCTGCCCGCGTCCGGCGGCTGGTCGATCGTCACCAGCAGCTCGGGCAGCGGCAGCGTCCCTTTGCAGGCGCAGATCGCCGCAGCGGTCGGCGACCGGGTCATCATCACCGCGGCGTTCATGCGGACCGGCACCGCGCAGTTCCTGGACTGGGCGATGCTCGCCTCCGGTGTCCCGGACGTCTATGCCGCCAGCGGCACCACCACCCCCGCCAGCGAAGGAAACCCCGCCTACTACCCGCAGGCCGGGAGCTTCCCCGGCGCGCCTGGCGCCTGGCAGTTCACCGTCGCCGCCCAGCACATCAGCGGGGGCCTCGTCACGATCGCGCTCGTGACCAAGGGCGCTGGTGCGGGCACCGTCTATGCGTCCACGACGTACCCCATGTCCGTCCTCCTCACCAGACTCAGCTGACGAAGGGAGCACTCCATGACCGACGTCACCGCAGGCCAGACAGTGACCCTCCTCGGCCAGTTCTTCGACTTCCAGGGCGGGGCGCTCGTCGACCTGGACGCCACGCCCACCATCGCCATCGTCAACATCGGCACGGCCGCGGTGGCGCTCGCCGCTACCACTGCCGGGGTGACGCATCCCGGTACCGGCTCGTACGGCTACGCCTGGACCGCGCCCCTGTCGCTCGCCGCCGGGACCTACCTGGCCACCTGGTCCGGCACCAAGGCTGCCGCCCCGGTCGCCGCCAGCGAGACGCTCACCGTCTACTCCCCAAGCAGCACGCAGACGCCGCCGTCCTCCGCTGGCATCTGGTACTGCACCAGGGAGGACGTGAAGACGGCCCTGGACCTCAAGGAGACGGCCCGCTCCAACGGGGCGATCGACCGCGCCATCCAGGCCGGCACCGACTCCATCAACTCGCTGTGCCAGCGCCGCTTCGCGCCCACCAGCGGCACCCGCTACTTCGACTGGCCGAACCACCAGTACGCGCGCGCTTGGCGCCTGTGGCTGGAGCAGAACGACGTCATCGCGGTCACTTCCCTTGTCTCCGGTGGCGTCACCATCCCCACCAGCGACTACAACGTGGAGCCCGTCAACTCCGGGCCGCCGTTCAACTATATCGAGATGAAGCTGTCCAGCAGCTCGGCGTTCTCGGCTGGCCCCACGTTCCAGCGGTCCATCGCCGTCACCGGCCTGTGGGGCTACGGCAACGACGAGGCTCCGGCCGGGACCGTCGCCGTCAACGCCACTGCGAGTGCCGCGACCATCCAGGTCACCGACTCCGCGTCGATCGGCGTCGGCCAGCTGATCCGCATCGGCGCCGAGCGCCTCCAGGTCACCGAGAAGGCATGGGTGACGACCGGCCAGACCCTGCAGACGCCCCTCACCGCATCGCAGGCCAACCAGACCGTCGCCGTGACGGACGGCACCGTGTACACCGTCGGCGAGACGCTTCTCCTCGACGCCGAGCGGATGCTGATCGTCGATATCGCGGGCAACAACCTGACTGTGAAGCGGGCATGGGACGGCTCCACCCTCGCCGCGCACAGCGGGTCCACCATCTACGCGCCACGGCGCCTCACTGTCACCCGCGGGGTTCTCGGCACGACCGCCGCGGCGATGAACGCGGGCGACACGATCGTGAAGTGGGTGTCGCCGGGCCTGCTCCGTGAGCTGAACGTCGCGGAGGCGGTTGTCGCCCTGCTGCGGGAGTCGTCGGGTTACGCCGGGCAGACGGGTGTCGGCTCTCCGTCGAGGACGGTGGGCGGCGGCCAGGCGATCCGCTCGGCTCCCGGCATCGCGATCGGCGACATGCGCGCTCAGGCGTACAACACGTTTGGCCGCAAGGCCAGAACGAGGGCCGTCTGATGATCGGAAGCGTCAACGTCCGTCTGAAGGGCCCGACCGTCGAGGGCCTCGCCGAGCCCGCCATCGACGCCATGCTCGCCGGCGCCACAGCGGAAGTCGCGGACTACACCAAGTTCGAGGTGCTGATGCAGCTCGACAGTGTCCTCCAGAACCCCACCGGCTACTACGAATCGCAGGTCCGCTCCGAGCCCCTGGACGAGTACAACTACTCGGTCAACGACGGGAACGTCATCTACGGGCCGTGGCTCGAGGGCCTGTCCAGCCGGAACCAGACCACGCGCTTCAAGGGCTACGGCACGTTCCGCATCGTGAAGAACCGCATGGCGCAGAAGACCCAGGCCATCGTCGACGCGTGGGTCTCCCGCACGGTCGGGAGGCTCTGATGACTATTCGGCTCATGCCAGTTACGTATAATGAACCCATGCCAAAGGGTGTTTACAAGAGGTCAGAGACTCAGCTTCAGGCGATGCGCGAGCGGTTCCGCGCCCAGGGCGTGCGTACTCGCCCATCGCAAGAGGCACGTGAACGCATGTCAGAAGACCGGACCGAGCACGGCCACAGCAGCCGGAACGGCTCCTCCGCCACCTACCAGACCTGGCGCAACATGCGGAGCCGCTGCGAAAACCCCAACGTCCCCGCCTACAAGAACTACGGCGGCCGTGGGATCACGGTCTGCGAGCGGTGGCAGGACTTCCCGAGCTTCCTCGCCGACATGGGCGAGCGGCCCGAAGGCATGACGATCGAGCGGATCAACAACGACGGCAACTACGAGCCGGACAACTGCCGCTGGGCCACCAGGCGACAGCAAGGCCGCAACACGAGGGCCAACCAGCTCGTCACCCTGGATGGCGAGACCAAATGCCTCACCGAGTGGGCTGAGGAGCGCGGAATCAAGATGCCCACACTCTGGGCTCGACTGCGTCTCGGCTGGACGCCTGAGGAAGCGATCACTACGCCAGTTGGCGGGAGGCGACGATGAGCCTAGACATTGATGCGATCTTCGACGCGGTCGTGTCCCACGCGCTGGCCAGTGGGTACTTCGACCGGGTCGGGGCCCATGAGCCGAAGAACGCGCCCGGCCTCGGCCTGTCAGCGGCCGTGTGGGTCGATCTGATCAAGATGGTGCAGTCATCTGGCCTGGCGTCGTCGTCGGCTCTGCTGGTGTTCAACGTGCGGCTGTACAGCAGCATGCTGCAGGAGCCGCAGGACGCCATCGACCCGAACCTCGTGAAGGCGAACAGCGCCCTGTTCCTCGCCTACGCCGGGGACTTCACCCTCGGCGGCCTGGTGCGCGAGGTCGACTTGCTCGGGGCCCAGGGCGCGCCGCTGCAGTCCAAGGCCGGCTACCTCACGCAGGACAGCAAGCAGTACCGGGTGTTCACGATCACCCTTCCCGTGGTGGTCAACGACGTGTGGGATCAGGTGGCGTGATGGCGAAGGCAAGCGGGCTCGGCGACAACCTGTACGTGGGCGGGTACGACCTGTCCGGCGATATCGGCAGCCTCGGGAAGATCCAGGGCGGCCAGAAGCCCATCGACGTCACCGGCATCAACAAGCTCGCGCACGAGCGCCTCGGCGGCGTCCGCGACGGCTCCATGTCCTGGTCGGCGTTCTTCAACACCGCTGTCGGCCACGCCCAGCCCGTGCTGTCCGCACTGCCGACGGCGGACGTCGTCGCCACGTACTGCCGGGGTACGACCCTCGGCGACCCGTGCGCATCGCTCGTCGCGAAGCAGCTCAACTACGACGGCAACCGCACCCCGGCCGGGGACTTCACGTTCGCCGTGGACGCCGAAGCCAACGCCTACGGCCTGGAGTGGGGGCGGCAGCTGACGGCCGGTCTGCGCACCGACGCGGCGGCCACCAACGGCACGGGCATCGACACCACGGCGTCGCTGTCCTTCGGCGCCCAGGCGTACCTGCAGGTGACCGCGTTCACGGGCACGGACGTCACCGTGAAGATCCAGGACTCGGCGGACAACGTCACCTTCGCCGACGTGACGGGGCTGACGTTCACGCAGGTCACGGCCGCGCCGTTCACGCAGCGCCTCGCGACGGCCAACACCGCGACGATCCGCCAGTACCTGCGGGCCGTCACCGTCACCACGGGCGGTGTCACGTCCGTGACCTTTGCTGTGCACGTGACCAAGAACGACACGGCGGGGGTGACCTTCTGATGAACCGGATCACGCCGAACATGCCCGTCGAGGCGTACAAGACGTACCGGATCGTGTCCCCGCAGTCGACGCACTTCCGGCCCGGAACGTGTGCCGAGGCGGACTGCGGCGCCTACCTGCACGGCTGGGAGTCGACGATCGACGAGTCGACGGTCCTCGGCCAGCAGCAGGCGCACTACATCCGCCGAC